GTCGCTACTCTGGCTATCACGATGGTTACGTAAAGGGTCGCAAGGCCGTACGCAAGTATTACGAGTCGCTTCAGCAGGTCGGACGATGAAGGCTAATGAGATCCTACTTACTGCAACGGACGTTATTAGTCAGCGAGGAGCCGTCTACGGTCATCCTAAAATTAACCAGGGTCGAATTGCATCTCGACTTACCCAACTCTTCGAGATTGAAATTAACGACTACGACGCGTGTTTGGCGATGGTCGAAATCAAGCTCTCCAGAATCCAGGAGTCAAAACTCCATATTGACTCATATTTAGATGCTATCGCCTACCTGGCGCTGGCTTGTGAACTAGCTACTGAAAAGGATGACTTATATGTTTAAGTGGGATGAACTAGAAGACCTAAAGAAAGCCGCTATGGATCGCGATGCGTTCACTGAGGTAGTTATCTACCAGAACGAGCAGATTATTAGAGAGCTTCGCAGTATTGGCTGGAAGCTAAAGGAGATTAACGACCGTGGCGTTCTTTAATTTAGAGGAATACACCACAGTAGCCGAAAGAATTAAAATCTTTTACGGCAAGTACCCAGAGGGGCGTATTCTTACTACTTTGGTGCATCATGACGCTACTCATATTATCTTTAAAGCTGAGCTTTATAAGAATATGGAGGACACTCGCCCATTCGTTACCGGCTACGCCAAGGAGGTTATATCAGATCGTGGCGTTAACCGTGACTTCGCTCTTGAGAACTGCGAAACGTCCTCGATTGGTGTAGCTGCCAAGAATGCCAATATCGGCACAGAGAAGAACGCTATAAGCCGGGAAGAGGCCGCTAAAGTCAACAAGGTCAAAGAGCGTGATTCTTTGATTCAGGAAACAAAGGCAAAGATGAGCCAGACCGCCTCAACTTATGTTCCTATCGCTAAAGAAGATGATCCATGGACGATTAGAGAAGCTGCACCAGCTGCTACCGTAGATGAGGCAGTAAATATCGTTAAGGACATTATCGGAGGGCAGACTCAGCGAGATATCCCTAACTGCACTAAATGCCATGACCATAAGCCGATGAGCTGGGCTACGGGCGTGAGCGGTAAGACGAAGAAGCCATGGGGTAAGTTTGGATGCTTCGTGTGTAAGGATGTAATCTGGTACGAAATCGCAGCCGATGGCTCATGGCAGCCTCAGAAGAATAAGTGGTGAGTCATGGGGTCATTAGAGTTTATGAATCAGGATGGCGAGTGGGAGAAGTTTCCTACCGATGAGGAAATGCAGGTACTAGCTGAGTTAATGGCTATCCCACCGCATCCACCAGTTCATCCAGAAATTACGACAGTATGCCACCTATGTAACGAGCCTTTCCCTATGGAACAGATCGTAGTAACAGGTGGTAATCCAGTGGCCGGTTATACCTGGAGTTGCCCTAAGTGCCACGCAGTAACTAGCACTGGGAAGGCATAGATCAGACTATGGCTTCTCAACACCGCAAGCATCGAGGTTTCCGAACCGAACGGGTAGTAGCTGAATATCTCAGTCAATACTGGCCAGGAGCCACGGTAGGACGCGGGAACGGCAAAGACATAGTGAATATCCCTATGGACATAGAAGTCAAAGCGCGAAGCGACTTCCAGCCGTTAGCCTGGCTCCGCCAGAGTAAAGCGCGTACGGAGAAAAGCGGCGAAATGTCGCTAGTGTGCGTCCGAATGAACGGACAAGGGGAGAAAGCGGAGGACTATCTCGCCTTTCTGCCATTCGGTACTCTGGTGGAGTTATTGGTTAAGGCCGGTTACACCGATTTTCAGCAAGATTCGGTAAACTTAGAGCCTATTTACTGCACCTGCGGTAATACAATCATGAAAGGCTCACCATGCCATATCTGCGAGAAGCTCGGTAATGCCTAGCTATGAGTTCCAATGCGTTAACCAGTCTTGCGAGGCTAACGTTCGGATAGACCGACCTATTAAGAGAACGAGTAACCAGGAACTAGAGTGTCCGTTCTGCCATGACTACATGAGTTTGATTTACGCTAATGCCGAAGTATGATTTTAAGTGTCCTGAGTGCCTACGTATGGAAGAAGTTAAGGCCTCCTTTACAGAAGAACTTATCGCGCCCATTTGCTGCGATCTATCTATGAAAAGAGATTACTCCAATGATTCAACAGGATTTATTCCTATCTCAGGAATGTACGCCAGAGACAGTCGCTAAAGACTGCACCTTCTGCTCTAATACCTCGATTCCAGAGTTCGATATCAACTATCCTAGAAGTGGCTTGGTGCATCACTGCCGTAGCTGCTATGTGGAGTATGGCCATGCAGACTAAAACGACACGCCTTCTGACCAGCACTTTTACAAATGTGCTAGGTCGCTCTGGTACTCTAACGGCTAGAGCCCTTCAAGGGGCTCACTGCGAGCCGCCTAAGCGTCGAGCTCGCGGGGTAGCCTTCGTTATTGGGATATCTCTATCTATGCCTATGCAGGCCTTAGAAGCAGGCTCAATAGATGCAATAGATCCAAAGACATATATAAGACTTAATTACGTTAAATCAGAAGCATTATGTCTAATAAGACTTTATGGAAAAGAATCAGCGTTTAATCCAAAAGCAGTAGGTAATGAGGATGGTACTCATAAGGCTTATGGAATACCTCAGCTAAAGAACCCAATCATTAAGGACTTATCAGCTAATAAGCAGATAGACTATGGGATGAAATACATAGATCATAGATACGACGGTAAGCCTTGCCTAGCATGGGCTCATAGTAGGAAGCATGGATGGTACTAATGGCTAAGCAATCAGCACTACGATCTAATGGTTCTACTACTCAATGGCGCAAGCTCAGAGAGATAGTCATTAGAAGAGATGCCGGTATATGCCAGAGATGCGGGCAAGAAGGCAAGCACGTAGACCACATAGTGCCACGTAAGCTAGGAGGAGATGACTCTTTACAAAACCTTCAGCTTCTCTGCGTTCAATGTAATTTACAGAAGGGGGCTAGGTTTTTTGATACGCCTAAAACACCCATGACCCCCCCTGGTTCTTTTACCCCTAGAAACGGCTCGATTACCCACTATAACCCTGAGATAGACTAGATATGCCTACTTCGCCCTCAAACGGCCTCAAATCGCCTCCTATGGCCTTACAGGGGGTTGTGGAGCCTCGTATATGGACTCAAAGCCCAGATTTACCCTCTTACGGCATCCAATTTATCGAATGGTGCGAGTCAATCGGCTTTAATCTGCTCCCCTGGCAGAAGTTTCTCGCCCATGAAATCTGCAAGGTGGACGAAAATGACCGCTGGTGGTTTTCTGAGGTAGGGGTGATTATTAGCCGTCAAAATGGTAAGAGTACCTTCATGCAGCTAATGATTTTATGGAGAATGTTCGGACTTAACCAGAAACTCCAGGTACACACCGCCCACAAGCTCACGACCTCTTCAGAAATCTTCTGGAAGATAGATGACGTCATCCAGAGCCACGCTTCCCTAATAGATCGCTTCGGAAAGAAGTACGAAACTAAGGGCTCCCAGGAGATTCGCCTTAATACTGGCGAGCGTTACCTGGTTCGAGCCAATAACTCAGCCTCTCGCGGTATTGCAGCGCCCGACACTATCTACATGGATGAAGTACGCGAATATCACGATGACGAAATCTGGGCTAGCTTACGTTTTACCCAGATGGCCACCTCAAACCCGCAAGCCCTGATTTTCAGTAACGCAGGTGACCAGCACTCAGTAGTGCTTAACCGTCTCCGTGAACGCGGCTTAGCTGCGGCTGCTGGTTCCGATGATCGTATCGGCTGGTTCGAGTGGAGCGCAGAGCCTGGGTGCGAAATCGACGACCCGGCAGCATGGGCGCAAGCCAACCCCTCACTAGGTCACACTATTTCGCTAGAGAATCTAAGAAGCGCCATGTCGGACGATGAAACTATCATCCGTACAGAACTTTTATGCCAGTGGGTATCAGTAGTTAACCCAGCCATTAAGGAAAGTAGCTGGAAGTCAGCGGCTAACCCTAAACTGAAGCTAGCGGTAGATAAAACTACCTGGATGGCTATCGACCTTTCACCGGATCGCAGACAAGCTGCGTTAATAGCCGGCCAACAAGACGGAGATGAAATAAATGTCGTACTTCTCGAAACCTGGGATAACCCAGAAAACCTCGACGCGAAGCATATTGCTAACGGAATTGCTACATGGTTCCGAAAGTTTCCTACGCAGACTATTGCTTACTCCAGGCAAACCGCTGGAGCAGTTGCAGCGCTTCTATCGCCGGCAGGTATTCCTACTACGCCTATCGACGGCGTCGTATATGGTCAGGCTTGCGACGAAATGCTTTCCGCAATCAGTTCCGGACGACTTCACCACGCAGACCAGCCAGAAATGAATAAGCAGGTGCTATCTGCCGTAAAACTTCCTTTTAAGGATGGCGGATGGTATCTAGGTCGTAAAGTCTCGAACGCCACAATCTGCGCAGCGGTCGGACTCGCTATGGTTTGCCACTTCGCAACACGCCAGGAACCCGACGTAGATATTTATGCAGGGTGACGTAGATTACTGTATAATTCTCCGATAATGGGAATCAAAGATATCTTTACTAAGGCATCCGCTCCAGCTCCTACGGTCGATGTAGCAGCTGCACTCGGTCACTTCGATATTTACGGCGCGGCTCCTATGTATGGCCAAACCGTAATCGCTAACGCGCAGGAAGCCATGAGCGTTCCTTCCGTAGCCCGCGCTAAGGGCATTATCTGCTCGACAGTCGCTTCACTTCCTAAAGAATTGTACGTAAAGAATACAGGCCAACACCTAGAACCTAATCGCTGCATTAACCAACCAGATCAACGCATCCCAGGAGCAGTTACTTACTCATGGCTAGCATTCGATATCTGGTCACGTGGCGGTGGCTACGGAATGATTAACTCAGTTTATGCAGATGGTCGCGTTCAGGACTGGTCATACATTCCATTCGAGCGAGTTACACCAGAGTTTAATTCTAACTACACAGAAATTATCGGCTACATGGTCGACGGTAAGAAAGTTCCACTCTCAGGAGTCGGTTCTATTATCTGGTTCCCTGGACTCGATGAAGGTTTCTTTAATCGCGCAGGTCGAACAGTTCGCGCCGCTATCTGGCTAGAACGCGCTTCTGAAAACTACGCTAAGAACCCAGTTCCATCTATGGCGCTAAAGTCTACTGGTGCGATGCTTACAGGAGAGCGCATCCGCGCACTCGTTAACGCTTTCACTAAGTCACGCCAGGAAAATACTACTGCTTTTCTTAACGCGGATGTAGATCTTCAGATTCTCGGTATCGACCCGGAGCGTTTGCAGCTCACACAAGCCCGCCAGTACGTAGCCCTAGAGCTTGCACGTGCCGCAGGCATCCCTGCTTACTTC